GGATTGGGAGGACAATCTCATGTCAGCTTCAGCGGCGTATGCCTGTGAAAATGGAGGAGATATTTTAGAAGTAGGATTTGGAATGGGTATTTCAGCAGGATACATTCAATCTCATTCTATTAATTCACATACTATTTGTGAAAACCATCCTGATGTTATACCTAAGGCACAAACATGGGCTTCAGATAAACCTAATGTTACAATTGTAACTTCAAGTTGGTATGATGTAAGAAATGAATTAGGAACTTTTGATGGTATATTTTATGATACTTTTGGTGATCCTAATTTTAAACACCTTAGTGCTAGTTTGTCTACTTTATCAAATTTAAATTGTAAGATTACATGGTGGAATAGTACAGCGGGTCCCGATAATCCCTATAACATAAATGTTACTGATTATGAATTAATAGAATGTACTCCTGATACTAACCATTATTACAGACACAGTAAATATTATTTACCAAAATATCAATACACTTAAATTTAAATTAGGTTTGCAATATTTATAAATAAACAATATGGCAAACACCCCAATTTGGCCCGGATCTAGCTCATTTTTTCCTGGAGATACTCCTTTCGGGTTTTACGATAATGACTTAGATTTCCAATGCGATGCCGATAAAGTATCAGTATTTTGTGCGCGTCGTTTAGGATACCCTTTAACGGATGTAGAATTACAAGATATTAGTTTTTATGCTGCGTTTGAGGAAGCAGTAACCACGTATGGTAACGAAGTATACGCTTATAAAGCAAGTGAAAATTATCTTTCATTAGAGGGGTCGCCTACGGGATCTGATTTAAATTATAAACTACAAAAACCTAATTTAGGAACTATAATTCGTTTATCTGAACAATATGGTGAAGAAGCAGGTGTTGGGGGTAGTGTTAGTTGGAGAGAAGGAAATATTACTTTAACTTCAAGTGTTCAAACTTATGATTTAAATGCCTGGGCGTCATCCTCTGGGATAGAATATGGAGAATTGGAAATAAAAGAAGTATTTTATCAAGGAGACCCTGCAATTGTAAGATACTTTGACCCTTATGCTGGCACTGGTACAGATGTACAGGGTTTATTAGATGCCTTTGGGTTTGGTAATTATACTCCTGGCATTAATTTCCTAATGATGCCTATTAATTATGATTTATCTAAAATCCAAGCAATTGATTTTAACGATACTATTAGAAAATCAAATTACAGTTTTGAATTAATAAATAATCAATTAAGAATATTTCCCATTCCTAATCGAAATGGAGAAAAATTATATTTTAAATATATTCTAAAATCTGATAGAAACAGAGCAACAGTAAGTGGAAGTTTAGGAAGTGGAGTAGTAACAGATGTTTCAACTGTACCTTATGCTAACCCAACTTATTCATACATTAATTCAATTGGTAGACAATGGATATTTGAATACACATTAGCATTGTGTAAAGAAATGTTAGGTTATATTAGAGGTAAGTATACAACAGTACCTATTCCTAATGCAGATGTTACTCTTAATCATGGAGATCTAATCTCAGCAGCTACTGCTGAAAAATCGGCATTAGTTGAAAGGTTAAGATCATACTTAGATGAAACCTCACGCAATAAGTTATTAGAAAAGAAAGCAGCAAATTCTGAATTTATACAAAAAGACTTAAGTGCAGTACCTTACACTATCTTCATTGGCTAATGGCATTATTTGGAAAATCTCGTGATATAAATTTATTTACAACAATTAATAGAGAATTGTTGGGGGATGTTATTAATCAACAATGTTCATTTTATAAATTAAAATTAGAACAAACTACCTTTAATTTATATGGGGAAGCAGCAGGTGGTAAATTTTACGATGGCCCCGTACTTTTTAATTGTTTAATAGATAGGGCAGACCAAGAATACCCAGAAAGTGAATTTGGTGTAGATTTTAATTGGTCAATGGAATTTATATTTTTAAGAGAGGATTTAGTAGATGCTAATGTAGTTCCTGAAGTAGGGGATTTAATAATGTATCAAAATGGATATTATCAAATAGATAATATTATTGCTAACCAATATATAGTAGGTAAAAACCCTGACTATCCTAATGAACCAAACCCCCTTAACTCAGGTTTATCTTCTTTTGGTTCTAATTTTTCAGTAAAATGTAAAGCTCATTATGAACCTGCTGATAAATTTGGTATAACACAAGAAAGATTCTAATGGCAGAAGAAGGAAAAACTCCAATCCCTAAATCTCAACTAGAGATATCTAACGATTACGTACAATCACGTCAAACGTATGGGGTGCCTAATGATCCAATCCTCACTCCCTCTACTTCTGATACTAGAACAGATGAACAAGTAGTTAACCCTGCTAGGGCATCTCAACTTTCTGTAGCTGATGATACTTCACAACCTTTTACTATTGGGTTAAAAGATATAGATGAAACTATTAAGTATTATTTTGATAATGTTATTAGACCTACAGTATCACAAAATAACGCTAGAGTAGCAGTCCCTGTAATTTACGGCTCCCCAGAAAGATGGAAGTCAGTTCAACGTGATGGGTATTATAGAGACAAATCTGGAAAGATTATGGCTCCGCTTATTATGTATAAAAGAACTTCAATTGAAAGAAATAGAAGTATGGTTTCTAAAATTGATGCTGATTTTCCCCAAACTTATGCTGTTTTTCAACAAAAATATACTAAACAAAATTTTTATAATCAACTGAGTGTTTTAAATGGTACTTCACCTATAAAAGAATACCAAGCTGTAGTAATACCTGATTTTGTTACTTTAAATTATTCCTGTGTAATATACACATATTATATGGAACAATTAAATAAGATTATTGAAGCAGTAAATTATGCTGCAGATTCTTATTGGGGTGATCCTGAACGTTTTAAATTTAGAGGAGGAATTGGATCTTATCAAACCATCACAGAACTTAATACAGGCCAACAACGTACTGTAAAAGGTTCTTTTGAAATCAAAATGAATGGTTATATTATTCCTGATGTAATTCAAAAAGATTTAACAGCCCTTAGAAAATTTTCTAGTAATTCTAAAATTATTATAGGAAATGAAACTATAGAAAATTTAGGAAATAGTACTTCAAATAATTTCCTAGATGATATAACAACTAATTTATAAAATTTTTTACATATTTATATTAAAAGGTTATGGCTAATATCGAAAAACTTACAGATCAAGAAATTAAACAAATTCAAACTTTACAAGAACAACAAAGTAAATTAATTGAAAATTTTGGGCAATTAGAATATCAAATTCAACTTCTCGAACTCCAAAAAGATAAATTAACTAACCAACTTGAACAATTTAATTTAAAAGAAACTGAACTTGCTAATGATTTGAATAAAAAATATGGTAATGGAACTATCGATATTCAGGATGGAACTATCACTAAACAATCTTAATTTTTTTGATAAAATTTTTAATATTTATCTAAGACAATTAATTAATTAATTTAAAAAAACTTTAAAAACATGGCAGAATTAATAATCTCCCCCGGGGTATTTAATAACGAAAATGTCCCTACAGTCCTTGAGGCTGCTGCCGCCCCCATTGGCGCAGCTATCATTGGTCCTGCTGTAAAAGGACCTGTTGGTATTCCAACACAAGTCACTACTTATAGTGATTATTTAACTAAATTTGGTGGTGGTATCGTTAGTGGTGGTGTCGAGTACTCCTACTTTACTGGAATCTCAGCTCAAAACTACTTTAAGCAAGGTGGTACTAGCTTGTTAGTCACTAGAGTTGCAAGCGGTTCTTTCACTGCTGCTACTTCTTCAGCTATCACTTCTGGTAGTGATGGTGGAACTGGTACTAACGATGTATTCCAATTGAAAACTATTTCCCAAGGGGAAGTACAAAATACTGGTGATGCTGAAGGAGCAGGTAATGCTTTAACTGGCGGAACATCTGATAACTTAAGATTTGAAATCACAAATGTTGATTCAGGTTCAGGTATCTTTACCCTTTTAATTAGACAAGGTAATGATAGAGCTGCTGATAAAAATATTCTCGAAACTTGGAGAGGTGTTTCACTCGATCCTAAGAGAGCTGACTACATTTCTAAAGTAATTGGTAACCAAGAATTCTCAGTAGGATTAGATGGTACTGATGCTTATGTTTCAGTAACTGGTGAGTATCCAAATAAATCTAAGTATGTAATTGTAAGTGCTGTTAATAAGCCAACTCCTGATTACTTAGATGGTGCTGGTAACTTTAAGCCTGCATTTACTTCTTCATTACCTGAAGCTCAGAGTGGTTCATTCAGTGGTGCTACTGGTGATTTGTTTGCAGCAGGTGAAGTTAAGTGGTATAAGGATATTACAGCTTCTAACATTCAAGGTTTGAAAGCTGATGATTACACTGCTTCT